GCGGAGGAGGAGGAACTGGAGCTGGCGGCGGAGGAGAAGGTGGAGGCGGAGGAACTGCCTCGACACCTGGAGGCGGAGGCGGCTCTGGTGGAGGCGGCGGCGGTTCGGGAGGAACTGGCATTTTCACAGGAACATCAACTTCATCGTACACACCCATGGCTACCACGGTTTATCAGCGTAATCTGCCAAAGGAATTAAGCACATCGTCGTCTGCCCTGTTTGGCCAGATCCCGCTGGTTGATGCGTCCGGCCAGCCTACTGGCGGCAGCACCAGTCTGCTTGGGCAGTACGGCAACATCTACCAGAACCTGCTTGGCCAGACCATGCTTGGCAACGCCGAGCAGAACAGGCAGGGAATTGGCCTTACCCGCCAGATCAGCGACCAGTTGGCTGCGGATCAGGCCAAGCTCCAGCGGGTGCAGTCGGGCCAGCTTGCCGCCGAGGATGTCCGCAATGCCCAGCAGGCAGCCCGCGAGGCCTATGCGGCGCGTGGTCAGGTGATGGGTCAGGGCGCGATTGGGGCCGAAATCCTCAACCGCGAGGCCATCCGCCAGCAGCGCGAGAACGAAGCCCGTGCAGCCTATCAGGCTTCCATGCAGAACGCTTTCAACGCCACGCAGCTCCAGACCGGCAACATCTTCAGCCCTGTCGGCTCCTTGGTAAGCTCCACGTTCAACCCGCTGGCCCCTTACGAGGCCGACGTGTATGGCACGAACGTCAACGCCCTCAACGCCGACCAGATTGCGGCGGCCAACCGTCAGGCGGCTCTGGAGTCGGCCAAGCTGGGCCAGACCGGAACCTATGCGGCTGCACTTGGTACTTTCCTTGGCAGCCCGACCGGCAATACGGTGCTCAAGTCCGTCTGGGATTACTTCTCTGGCGGCGGCAACAAGACGCCCGGAACCTAATCGCTTACAATCATGCCTTACGATCCTGGAATCAGAAACATCAGCGGTGAGTTGCTGGCTCAGGGCCAGATGCGGCAAGCTGAAGGCATTGCTGGCGGCTTGGTGAACTGGCTGAAGGGCTACGAGCAGAACCAGTCGCTCAAGAAGCAGGGCATGAGCACGTTTGCCGGTGCTCTGGCCAACAATCCCGAGCTTCAGCAGTTCATGGATGATGCCGAGGCGGGCAGGAAGCAGGTCCCGCCCGAGCTTCTGAAGGCCTTTGCCAATGCCAAAAAGGGCGACGTGGACGTTTATGACGCCTCCATGCTGGGCAACTTCGCCAATAACTTCCTGACCACCAAGCGGGAAGCGGCTCAGGAACAGGCCATTCGTATGCAGACGGCTGGTCATGCCGTTCAGGCCCTTGGTCAGTTGGCCGACCTTGGCTTCTATGCCAAACAGCCTGGCAGCGGCATTTCGCCCGAGGATGTCAGCAATTTGCAGCGTTTCATCACCAGCGGCATGGGTCAGGGCAATCGCCAGCCTATGGTTGCCCAGCAGGTGGGAATGACCGCTTTGGATCAGTTCGTTCGCCGTCAAGCTCCTGCTGGCCCGACTCCCAGCACGGACATGCAGCAGGCCGAGCCGCAAGCCGAGGCGCAGCCGTCAGAGCCGTTGCCTGAAGGCGCAATTCAAGCAGGACGCCGTTCGCGTGAGGCTCAGATGGCAGAAGCCATGCAGACGGTTCAATCGCTGCCGCCCAGCCAGCAACGTCGCAGCCTGAACACCGTTCTAGCCGACATTCAGAAACGTGATTTGGATCTGTCCAAGAACATCTCGTTCAATGATCCGGCCAAGGCTGCGGCTTATGCTCAAACGCTGAATGCACAGTCAAAGACTCCGGGTGTAAAGTTCGTGGTCGATACTGATCCGCGCACCGGCTACAACATCGTCAAGCAGGTCACCAGCAGCGTTGAAACTCCAGAAGAAGCTGCTCGTCGAAAGAAGCTTGAAACGAGTGCAGAGTTGGATGCCAAGAGTGCCAACGAATACATCACCCGCGTCAAGAAGGAGGGAGCGGCTGCGCTTGATGACACGTTAATCAACCAGCAGATTCGCAACGCGCTGAAGTCAAAGGTTGAAACCGGACCTATTGAGGCGTTCAAGCAGAACGTCCGAAAGGTGGCGATTGGGGCTGGACTTGCCGACAAGGAGACAATCGACAAGACGGACAAGTTTGATGAACTTGAAGGTTTGATGATGCGCGGTCAGCTTGAGTTTGCTCAGAATGCCACTCGCGGCAATCTTAACACCTTTGAGCAACGCCTTGTTGAAAGCGCGGTTTCAAACGCCAAAGCCAAATTACCTGGCGCAAACGCCTACCTCAATGACGTTGTTGAGGCCATCAAGCTAAAGAAGGCGGATCACGCTAGGGCCGAACAGGACTTCCGGCAGCAATATAAGGACAAGGTGGATCGAGCCGAAGCCCTGCAAGATTGGGAGCTTAATCCCGCAAACAGCATCAACAAATACTTTGAGCGGTTGAGGGCCGAATCAGCCGCTCCTGCTGCTCAAACCGCCGCCCCAGCCGCTAGCGGTGCTGCTTCTGCTACCACAAAAGCCGCCACGGGTCGCTGGGATCCGCAGAAGCAGATGTTCATCCCCTACTAAGATGCCGATCATTGACCATCCCAAGTTTGGGCCGACCGAGTTTCCCGACTCAATGAGTCAGGATGAAATCATTGCCGCCTTGAAGAAGATGGACGCGCAAGCGATGTCTTCAACTCAAGGCCCAACGGCAGAGCAGCTCATGCGCGATCCCGCCATGCAGGCCGCAATTGCTCGCGCTGGCGGTGGAACCATTGTGCCCGGCCCCGGCATCAGCGCAGATGCGGCAAAAGCGATTGCTGGTATGGGCGTTGAGGGTGGTCTTACCGCAGCAGGACAGGCCGCTGGAATGGCCTTTGCTGGCCCTCCTGGCGCATCTGTGGGCGGGGCGATAACCGCTCCTATCGGATATGCGTTGAACAAGCTAATCAAAGGCGAAACCCCAACCATGGGTGGAGCTGCTGGTTCAGCAGTCATGGGCGCAGTGCCTGGATCGCCTTTGGCTGGCCTTGGCATGAAGGGAATGGCCAAGGAAGGCCTTAAGCAGATTGGCGCGGGCCTTGGCGCAGAAACCGCCGAAGCGTTGGTTGAGGGCAAGGCTCCCACGGCCCAAGGCGTTGCCGCTCGTACCGGAGGCGCGATGATCGGACTTATCGGCGGTAAGGCCTTTGATTTCGGTCAGGCAGCCGACCGCCAGACCGCCAAGGAAGTGACGCAGCTTTTCTGGGACGATGCGCTGAAAAAGGCGCAGGAAAAGGGCTTGGCCGTTCTTCCGTCCATGGCAAATGGCGTGAAGCTGAACAAGCTGCTTGAGTCGATGGCTGGCAAGACCCGCACGATTGCCGAGATCAACGATCTCAACAACGAGCTGTTCACCACGCTCACCATGCAGGCGGTTGGTCTTCAACCGCAGCTTGGCGTGCAGACCAAGAAGATTCTGGGTCAGGCCGTTGAGGAAGCCGCTCGTCCATACGCTGAGATCCGAGCCCTTGCCCAGAAGGCCGAGGCCGACCTTGTCGCGCTCAAGAAGAACCGCCTTACGGCTTCCAATGAGCATGAACTGAACGTCCAGATGGCTGACCCCGAGTTTGTTCGGGAATCGTCCGCTTTGGCCAAGAAGGCTTCCGTGGACGTGGACAAGTACCGCCTGACGCAGGAAAAGGCCAACAACTACCTGAACTCAACCTCTGCTGCCGAAAAGGAGCTTGGGAAGAAGTATCAGGAGGAAGCCGCTGGCTACTTGAAGGACATTGAAAGCGGCCTCAAGGAAATGGGTCGTGAGGACTTGCTTAACAAGTTCCAAGCGGCTCGCAAGCGTCTGGCCCAGCTTGGCGAGGTGGAGCAGGCTCTGACGCCTGGCGGCACGGTGGACATGGCCAAGTTGCGCCGGTCAGCCGAGTCGGGCACGCCCTTTACTGGCGACCTGAAGACGCTGGCGATGTTCGCGTCCGATCCTCGCTTCAGATATGTCACGCAATCCAATCTCCGCCTTCCTCCTTCGGAAATGGGCGGGATACAGGAAGTTGGACAAGAAATGTTCCGTACGCCGATTGGATCGTTGATTCAGAGTCCGTTCTATCAGCGCACGATGGCCCAGCCTTCGTATACGGCCATGCCCGACTTCGTGAGCCGATTCATGAAGACTGCCACGCAGAGTGAACTAGACCAGCGTTTGAGCCAGCCAAACAGCCTGCTTCAGTTCTACCAGCAGATTTATCCTCGCAAGCCCGAACAGCAGACTGCTAAACCCTGATTCCATGCCCTTTAAGTCCAAATCCCAGCAGCGTGCCTGCTACGCCTCCAAAGGCTTCGGCGGCGGCGTGAATTGCGCCGAATGGGCCAAGAAAACCAACTTCGGCAAGCTCAAGGAGCGAGTCCAGAAATCCACCATCACCAAACACAAATCCTTCTGATTATGGCCAAGAACATGTCACCCTCCGTCACCCGTCCTGTATCCATTGAAACGCTTGGCGTTGCCCAGCGCGGCCCGATGAGCGGCTCCCGCAAGCTGCCCGGCTCCAACTACGGCCCCTGCCAGTGCGAGCCCACGAAGGAGGACCGCATTGAGGGCATTCCCGACAAGGTGCTGCGTCCGGCCCGCAAGGAAGTCGATGTAAAGGACATCGGTAACCAGATGAAGTACAAGGACAAGGGCTACGCCACGGTGGAGCCTCTTTCGGCCCCGAACGAATAAAGCGTTACGCGGCCATGGGCCTCCTTGACATCCTGTTCAACGCTGCCGGTGGTGGAGTCCTTGGCAGCGCGCTCCATTGCGTCACTGACTACTTTGACACGAAGAACAAGGTGACGATGCTGAAGGCCCAGATGGACGCGGCGGCCAACACGTCGGCCTGGAACGCCTTTCAGGAGAGCCAGAAGGACAGCGGGCTCAAGGAGATGCCAGCCAGCACGCCTGTGTGGGTGGTCAGCACTTATGTGCTGGTGGAAGCCTTCAAGAACGTCATGCGGCCCCTTTTGGCCCTGATTGCCATTTGCATCATCGCTGCCGTCTATGCTGGGGCGGACGCGGCGGCTAGGGCAGGAATGGTCAATGAACTGACCTTTGGCTGCTTCACGGCGGTGTTCTGGTATTTTGGCGCAAGATACTCTCGGTCAACCAAATAAGCCATGACCTTTGACCCCAATTCCAACGACGCCATGTTTGCCCAGATACTGGCCAAGCTGGACGAGCAGAGAAGCCTCTTGAACTCTATCAAGGACTCAATGGAGAAGGCCGAGCATCGCATCACCCTGCTGGAGCACTGGCGGGAGGAGCTGCGCGGCAAAACGGCTGCCTGGTCGGCCTTCATCAGCGTGGTGGTGGGCATCCTCACCAGCTTGGCCATCCATTTCCTGACCAAATAGGGGTCTGCACGGTAACATCGCTAATGTTGTTATAACACAACTGGCGTTACCCAGCCTGCAAACAGGGCTTTAGGCATGGCTGTAAAATGCCCGCAAACCCCCTTTCCTTGCGTTTTAACGCGTTTTGAGCTGTTTTAGGGGTATAGGCCTGTACCACACCTGCCGACGAAGGATTTGTCCCTTCTGTTGGAGGCCCTCAAAACGCTCCATTTTGCCCTCCTTGACGAGCGCATGAACGGTCACGAAGGTGCGCCTTTGGCCGGTTTTGAAGCGTTCCCTGATCTCAACCAGCGTCATCCAGCCCTCTCCTTCGGGCCTTTTGGGGTGCTGGAGGGCGTTGGTGAACGTTTCCGCCCAGAGCTTGTCAGTACTTCTTGACATTTTCGGCGGCATAGAAGCTCCCATTTATCTTCTTTGCTTGGAATAGCTGGTAGGTGCCGTCTGGGAACAGCACGCCGTAGCACCAGGCATTGTCATGGCGCAGCTTGCCCACGCTGTGCTGGTTGTAGGCCATGTCTATCTTGCAGCAGCAGCCTATGCCTCGGGCCTCCGCTGGGCCATCTATGTGCTCAACTGGGGCTGAGTCGGTGGCGTGGGTGTGGCCGAAGATGCAGTTGCCATAGGCGATGCTGTGTCGTCGGGCGGCCCCCATGCCTGCAAAGAAGCCATGAATGACCTTGAGATGACCGAGACGTAGAACACCGTGGCGCGAATCATAGGGAAGCATCGTGGCTCTTGACTGAGCCACTACACGCTCAATCCGCTTTATGCCGTCCGACGCATAATCTCGCAGCAGCCCGCTGGCGTTGTGGGCGAAATGCCACATGCGCTCGTCGTGGTTGCCTCGGAGGAAGTGGTTGGCCTTGCCGCCGTCCATGAAGCGACGGATGAAGTCCACGCCCATTTCCCAGTCGTCCACTAGGCTGGCTGCTTTCTCATCATCCGAGGCTCCCTTGCGGAGGTTGCGGAAGTCCCATGCATCACCGGCATGGACCCTTATCTCGGGCTTGTAGTCCTTGCAAAAGGCAAACAGCGCGTTGGCTGTCTCCTCGTCCTGCTGGTCGCCGTGGCTGTCCGCCGCAACGACGAATCGTTGTCCTTTCATTTGGGGGTAGGCTTGTTCTGTTTCCTGACTAATCGCTGATTGGCCGTGACTTCGGCATGGCAATTGGTGCAGAGGCATCTGTAGCCGTCCTGCTCGACGAACAGCCGGGCAATGTACTCGTCCCAGCCATTAAAGCCCCGAACAGGATCAACGACGGGATCAACATGATCCATGTGGCTATCCTTGTTCCCAACGACAGCCTTGCAAAGGGCGCAGACGTATTGGTTGCGTCCGATCTTGGCTGCCCGCTTGGCGGCATACTTAGGCTGCCATCGGTTAGAAGCACCACGGAGGGCCGACTTGATGAAGGACGAGAATTTCGATTCGGTCCACAGTCCTGAGCATCTGGTTTTGGGTGCATGTTTCATCAGTTAGGTTTGCCCATGTTGCGGAGGATGAGCCTTATTGTGGCCTCGTCACGGCTCAAGCGCATGATATGTTGGTAGAAAAACATCCATGCCTTGGCCTCAAGGCGGTGCAGCTTAGAACGCATTGAGCAGGCCCTCAACTTCACCCTTCACCCGCTTGTCGATGGAGCAGCGTCCCTTCACCGTCTCGATTGCGTAGAGGATGTTGGCGTGATGGCGGCCAAACGACCGCGCTATCTTGGCCAAGCTGTGCGTGCTGTTGGTCTTCACCAGATACATGGCCACCTGCCGTGCCCAGGCCGTGTCCTTGTCGCGGCGGCGGCTATACACGTCCTCCTTGCTCACGCGATAGAACTCGCTGACCAGCTCTATGGCCCGCTGCACCTCCGGCACGCTGCTGTCGTGGCAGTTGTTGGCGTGCTCAATCTCCTTGAGCGTGTTGTGGATCTCGGCTGAGAAGGCCGCGAAGGACTGTCGTAGACGCCGCACCAATGCGGCATTGTGTTTGTTCATTTTGGAAGTTGGGATCGGATGTGCTGTCGGGCTGAGGCGTCTAACGCAAGCCAAGGGCTGTCGGCCCAGTCGCCATTTACGCAGTTCTCACGCACCCATTCGCGCCAGCCGTGCGGCTCCTGTTCCTGCACAGGCTTTGGGGCGAAGGATGTCTTGCCCTGACCGTTTAGGAGGATGGGGCGTTGCTCGACGGCTCGGTTGAGCCAGTTGATGAAGCGGCGGCGGGTGACCCCGACGTTGTTGACGCCTGCCCATGCTTGGGCTTTGCCGAGCTCCCGCTTGATGTCGATTCCGGCGTAGACTGGGTTGACTTCAAGTTCGCCAATCCACTCCTCGTCGATAATTGTTGCGCTCGCAGGGCGGCGATGAGCGGGGCCAGGGCGTCTCCCATGGACTGAATGGGCATCGAAGACTGCCTGTACTGTCTCCAGCCACTCACTTCGTCCGAGTCGTCGTCCAAGTAGCTTCGCTTTGGCGGCACAGGCGTCATAGGCTTTTTCCGCGAAGGCAGTCATTCAGGGCCTTTCTCGCCTCGTTGAGCTCGCGTTCAAGCTCGCGGGCAAACTCGGCCTTCACCTTGGGATGCTGGCCGGTCTGCAACACGTCCTTAAGAGCAGCGTCGGTTCTTGGCGTGTCGTTTTGGTTCATTTGATTTTTTCAAAGCCATCAATGCCTTGTGATGAGTGAAATAAACTTCAGGTATTAATAGCAGTTCCAGAATTTCATTCTGTCTCTTCAGATTACTGTTTTCCTCACGCAATTTCGCAATGACTCCTCTGGCAATGTCGCTGCTCATTTGGAGTCCTTCTGGATGAGTTCAGTAATGTGTTCCTTGGCCCCCAGCATTCCCACTAGGAACGCCTGCAAGGCCCAGCCAAAGCCGTAGCCCAGCAGGAAGAACGGATAGGACAGGAACATGAACAGGCGGCTCATACGTCCTCCTTGAACGAGGGATCGTAGTAGAGGTTGGCCACGCGGTCGGCGTAGTCGGATTTGTCGTCCTTGTGCCTTATCATCCCCTCCAAGCCATGCTTCCAGCGCAGGGCCAGCAGCTTCACCGTGGGCTCAATGTCATGCTTACGCAGATAGGCGTCGGCAATCGTGAGCAGGCGGGCAGCCACCTCTCGGGCCACGGTGGGGTCGCAGGCATGGATGTAGGACTTCTTGGAGCCCGCGTCATACCATGTGTCACGGCTGATGCAGAGCTTGCCGCCAGGCCAGTTCCATTGACCGCCTTCAATTTCCTCCAAGCACCGGATGAGCCGATGCAGATCGATGGCTTGCGCCATCTGGGCTGGCTTCGCTTTGGGCTCGGGCTTGTTGTCAGGAGTGTTTGTCATTATCGTGGTGGTCAAGAATGATAGCGCAAATAGAGCCCAGAACAATGAGGGCAATGATCGTAAAGAGTACATCGCTCATGACACCCCTTGCTTGTACCACAGCGGCATCTCCAGACGCTGGACAGCCGTGGGCAGGTTGGGCCAATTGTCGTTCGCATAGCACTTGGACATATTGTCCAAATCCTGCTGGCTCTCGTTCCAGCCCAGCCGGATGGCATTCTGATCCAGCTCCAGCACCACCACGCCGAACGGTTCGCGCTTTTCCACCACGACGAAGTAGAATTGCAGCGACGAATGGCCGCATTTGGCCAGAACGTCCGTATAAAACCCGCTTTGTCTATGGTAACCGAAGTTCACCATGTTGCGCTGGAAGGCGGCAATCCCGGTGTGGTCTAGGCTGTCAATCGTCTTGAGGTCGGCAATGTAGCCGCCAGTCGTATTGATCCAGTCCGTGCGGCATTGCAGCGGATGGGGCAGCAGATGGGCCGTGCTGTGGGCCCGCCAGGTGATCTCGGGTTCGCCCTCGCTGAAGAGCTGCGAAGCTATCTGATGCTCCGACACGGAAGCAGTCATGCGCTTCACCACTTCCGAGTCCTCACGGCTGATGACCTCCTTGCCGTAATGCTGCGCTTGGAAGGCGGCCCATTCCTCTTTGCCGGCCTTAGTGCGCCGGTCCACGTCGGGAGCCATGACATAACGCAGGGCGTATTCAGTGGGTTCCAAAATGGAACAATGGGTGGCCTGGCCGATGACGAAGGCGGCGGAGCCCTCTGGGGCCAGCGACTTATCGATGAACCGCTTCTTGTAGAGCAGCGGACGCTTGCGAAACACCTCCAGCTTGCTGTGTGAGATGCAATCTGAAGCGTGGTAATCGGACGATGACTCGTCCAGTATCTTGCCTGTAATCATGGTGGAAGTAGGGGATTAAGGGAAAAAACGTGAGGGGCTTTTATGTAGTTACCCCTCGGGCGAAATGATGACCAGCCAACGACGTGAGGCCGCTACATTACCCAAGTCTGTTTAGAACGGCACAGTCTCGTCTTGCAAGGACTGACTGGCGGGAGCCTCGGCGGGCTGGGCGGCGGGCTTGCCACCTGTATACGCGATGTATTCCTCGCTGGCCTTACAACGAGTCACGATCCATTCCGGCAACTCAGGCGGGAAATAGATCGGAGCCTTCTCAATCATCGCACGATCTAGGGACTCGTTGAGATTGAAATAGATGCGGGGCAGTTCCTGGTTAGCCTTGGGCATACCCTTGGTGAGCGGCATGACGGCGGTAACGTTCGCGTAGGTTTTCGGCCCCTTGCTTTCGTGCTGAACCGACAGAAGGCAGTTGGCCCCAATGAGACGGTCAATTTCAAATGTTGCGGTCTCTTCCGGCGTAAACGGCTTTCCACGCCAGTTCTCAAGGTCGGCCTTCAATGAAGCCCGATCTGCAAGAGAAAGCGTGTAGCTCTTGCTGATGGTGCGCGGAACGTTCTTCCGCTCACCGAAATCACCTCGCTCATGGGGTAGTTCCCAAAAGAGAACCACTTTCTTTTTAGGACTATACTTCTCCGAGGGCTGGGTGCCGATGGCTACTACTCCGTAGCACACGGCTTGGTGTGAGCCGACCGAGACCGGCGGCGTGTTGCTGACTCCTGCATCTGCTTTGATGGGCATGGCTTTATCTGGTTTGTTTGTGGTTGACTGACGGAACTGGCTTAATTGGCTTTCTGGCTGGGGATAAGGTATTGGGAGGCCGCTGGGTGTGGAAGCCTGGCGGCCTCTTTCTTATGCCACGATGGGCTCAAAACGCACTTTGTTGATGCGCTCAAAGAGCCGCTTCTTGCGCTCGTATTCGGCTTTGGCGACGTAGGACTTGGCCTGCTTCACGGACAGATCGTAGGCGGCTGGCTTGCACCAGTCGGCCTGATAGCCCGATTTGCGTCCGGCCAAGTGGTAGTCATTGCTCGTCCAAGTGTAAGCGGCCTCGGCTTTCTTCCACGCCTCGTAGGCAAGGCGGGTGGCGTTGTAATGGGGGATGTCAGTTTCCATCGGGTGAGAGTCGGTTAAGGAGGCGGGCAGACAGGGCCTCAACGCATCGTTCGCTCATGTCCTCGACACAGAGAGCGATGGCCACGGAATTGTCCAGCCTTTCCGGCAGGGCGATGGTGCGGCCTAGGCCAATCTGGTCTTTAACGTCGGGCGTAACGTCGTGAGGAATGTCGTGGCCCTCGGTGGCCAGCCAGACGTTCACCTGCACGTTCACCTGGATGGCAATGCAGACAGGCTGGGCTTCTGGTAGCTTTATCATAATTGAGCCTTTTTTGCTTCTTCAATGGTAGCGCGAATGGCTTCATTGAGTTCGCTATTGGCTTTTACTAAACTAAGCAGCTCAATGCGTTTTATTGCCCAATTCAGAGCGATGTTCTCGCGCTCCAGCCGCCTAATCGTCTTATACATCTTGTCTATTTGCTGGCTCACCTCTTTTCGGCTCATGACTGTTCCTTTCGCCACGACACGCTCACCATGGGACGACGTGACCAGAAGTAATGGAATCCAGCGTCCACGGCCTTGATGATGCTGGGCTCATGCCCGCGTCCAGCCCTGCGCTTGGAGCGGGTTTTGGTGGCCCATCGGTCGTAATTGAGGGGCTTCTCGTTCTTGGCTCTCATTCGTCATTCCTCCGATTGCGCTCGGCCAGCATGGCATCGGCTTGTCTGTAAGCGTTATATGCGGTTTCATCCAAATCATCACTAGAATCACCGCTTGCAATCAATGCGGCCAAAGCCCGACCAGCGAACCAGTCGCGCAGGGTCATGCCGGTGAAATAAGGGCTGCTTTGTGTCGGAAACGCTGGGCCTCCGTCTTTCTTTTTAGTGCTCATGGCTGGGTGCGGTATTCGGTGAGGCCCAGGCGGGCGTTGGCTTTGGCCAGTTCGGCGGTCAGATAGAAGGCCCGCTCGTCAGCCAATTGCAGCTTGGCTTGCAAGTCGTTGACCTTGGCGGACATACGTCCAAGCGGCGTTTCCTCGGCAGCCAGAATCCAGTTGTCACGGCGGCGAAACGGATCGTCAAAGCCACCAGCTCCTTCACGGTCGTAGATGTATGGGTCGTTTTGGTTCATTTGTATAATCGTTTTCTAGGCGGTTTCCTTGCGTTTTAAGCCATTTTGATGGGTCGGGCGTACCTAACAGCGGCCAAGGCGTGTTCCCGCATCCAAGAGCGGTAGAGGCCCAGCAGCGCGGGGCTGGCGTTGAAGCCCGATCCTGCCCGATAAGCGTGGTAGTAGGCGCGAGCCAGCCGAAGCTCGGCATGGGCCAGATCGGAAGCGAAGAAGAACCTGCGTTTCATGGCTGGCTCCTTACAGTTCGTGGGGCGTGCCATGGCGGCAGGCGTCCAGCCGTTCCAGTTCGTCGGCTTCAGCGTCCGTGAGGATGGGCCAAGTATGGCCGGAAGCCTCCAACTCGCGGTAGATCTCGTCCAGAAACGCAGCCTCCTCGGCTGGCGTGTTCAAGGGTGCGGGGAGTACGGTGTTCATTTTTGGTGACGGCGATCTGCTGGGCGACTACTTCAACGTGCTGCACCGGCAACACAATTGGAGCGGGTCGTGGAAGATTGAAGGCCACAGCGTTCGTCGTTGGTACAGGTGTGAGTAACTTGTGCGGTATCGTCAATCTTTTTTTTGGACAAATCTGAAGAAAGTTGAATCTTCCCTCTTGTTCGCTGTAGCAGCAGCAGACAAAAGACTTTCGGGAGCTTGCCTCCTAGAGCCCGAGTGTGCCGCTGCTACGGCCCTCGGGTTTTTACTTTCCAGAAGTCCAAAAGTAACTGTGAGCGGCTCGTCCTGTGCATGGAAGCCCTGCCACTATCATCGGCTGCTGGGAACGATCACCCGCCCAGCATAAGTACGCGATACGTAAGTATCGGTGAGCGATGGAACAACCCGTGTACATGGAGTTACCGAGCGGGCCATCAAAGTGAACCGTGACACCCCGTCCAAGGCGCGAACAACGCCCACTTAAACACAGCTCTCCTCCCAGCAGGGGTGAGCTGTGCCCGTAGCTGTTACCCGAGCCAAAACGCTAGACAAGCCCAAGCCAAGCCGTTACCAACGCTGCATGAGCATCGAATACAGGGGAACAATTTTCTCAGCCTACAACACTCCCAAGCTGACGCCCAACGGTCCCAAGAAAAGGGCCGTTCTCGCCAAGGTCGGGGACAAAGTTAAACTGGTGCGATTCGGGGACAAGAAGCTCAGCATCAAGAAGAGCCAGCCCGACCGTAAGAAGAGCTATTGCGCCCGCTCTGGCGGCCAAGGAAACACTAAGAACAAGCTCTCTGCCAACTATTGGTCGAGGCGGGAATGGGGCTGCTGATGAACTTCCTCCGCACCATGAGCCTCAAGCGGCTCGTCGATGTCCTTAAGGTCCAGATCAGCGGCGTTGTCTGGGAGACGCAGAGCACGCTGAACATTGTGCCAGGTCACGGCGTGCAGCTCACGCAGACGGAGGCCAAGGATGTCAGCACGCTCACCATAGGCGTGGGCGACGGCTCCACAGGCGTCCTTGGCTATTGGGGCGGGTTTTACGACACGACAACGCAGAACACGGCCAGCACGACGGCAACGAATGTCATCACGATGACTGGCAGCGATCCGAACAATGACGGCGTGTCCATCGTCAGCGGCAGTCGCATTACGTTCAGCCAGCTGGGCGTGTACAACGTCTGCACCTCGCTGCAATTCACGAACAACGATGTCCAGATCCATGACGCCACCATCTGGTTCAGGAAAAACGGAACGGACATTCCGTATTCGGCCAGCACGGTGTCCATCCCGAACAAGCACGGCGGCGTCCTTGGCAATTTGATTTTCTACGTTGATTTGCCGCAGAAGCTGAGCACGGGCGACTACATGCAGATATGCTGGTCGGCCAACAGCACGGACATCAGTCTGACGACGCTTCCGGCCTCCGTTGTGGCCCCTGTCCATCCCGAATCGCCCAGCGTGCTCGTGACCGTCCACCAAATCTAAAGAAAGTCTGGACTGTTTTACGACACCCGCTAAATCAGACCCCATGGACAAGTTAGCCCAAACCTTTCGCACGGCCCAGTTGGTAAGCCACAATTTCCACAACCTCACTAAAGGCATGGCCTTCTTCGCCGATCATGAGTTCTTCGGCGAGCTGTACCCCGCCTACGAGGCCGCCTACGACAGCATTGTCGAGCGTGACATTGGCTTGGGCGAGGACATTGACCTGTGCGCCATCAACGCTGGAGCTGGCAACGCTTGCGGCAAGTACGACGGCAGCGACATGGCGGCAGACGAGATGTGTGCGGTGCTGCTGGGCTTGGAACGCCAGATCCAGAGCGAGTGCGCCGAGTTTGCGAAGGGCGCGAGCCTTGGCACGAACAACCTCCTTGCCGATCTGGCTGACAAGTCCGAGATGCGCGTTTACAAACTTCGCCAGCGCATCAAATAACTCTCTGGTTCACCCCTAAAGGGCTGGCCTTGACGGGCTGGCCCTTTTTTGTTTCTGTCAGTTAATGGACAACGAGACGCCTTCCACGCCCCAGCCAGAGCCAGCCCCGGAGCCCAAGAAGCAAGATGGGCGAAAGAACAACGGGGCCCACTATTTCGAGCATCCGAAGAAGCCCAAGCAGGTTAATGGCGAAAAGCTCATCCCGCAGGCCATCAATGCTGTCCTTAGCGGCAAAAGCCTCAACCGTGTCACTTCTCCGCTGTCATTTGACGGCAAACGCTACCTTACCCACGCTCTCAAAATGGATGTCGATCAATGGCGCAGCGAATTTGCAACGAAGCTGCGGGCGGCCTCCGATCAGCTTCTGGAGAAGACCGTCGAGGAATTGGAGCTCATCCCGCCTGGTCAGAGGGCGTTTGCGCTTTCGGTCTTCATTGACAAATTGCAGGCCTTGGAAGGCAAGAATGCGCTGGCCAATGCTGGCAGCGTCAATGTCCAGATAAACAACTATGGGTCTCTGTCCAAGGAGGACTTGGTCAAGAAGCTCCAAGGCGTTGAACTGCCTGTGCAGGATGTCGAGGCCAAGGAATGAGTGGCACAAGAACACCCACGCTTGAAGAGCAACGGTGGTGGCATAACCAGTTTCGGCGAACAATGGGCTTGCCGGAAGAGCCCGATTGGCAGCCGCCCGAACCTGTTTCGATTGCCCGATTGTGTAATGGCAGCACAACGGATTCTGACTCCGTTTGTCTAGGTTCAAGTCCTAGTCGGGCAGCCAATAAATAAAGAGCCCGAGGACTCGGTTGGTTCACCCCTGTCTCCTCGGGCTTGTGCTAGCTAAGGCGTGCCTCTGTAGGCAGGATTAGGTAGGTTGCTCACAAACTGTCAACACTTTTTGTGACACAGGACTGGGCTGGGCGTAGAGCCTCGCCAATGCGCCCTCCTGGGTGATCGCTAGGGGCTGGTTTTTGTCCGTTTCCCACATCTCGACCGTGCGGTCGCTGACGCCCATGATGCGGGCCGCTTCGTGCTGATTAAGCCCTAGACGGGATCTTTCCTCACGGAGCAGGGTGGCGAATGGGCCGCGCTTCTGGTATCGTTTGGGGATTGGAGGTAAATCGTCATTCATAGCCAAATGGGTTGGGGTTTACTTTAATTTGAACCGCATTTATTCGCTCAACTGGGCAATCCAAATCTTTGGCAATCTGCTCCTTTAGGCTGGGCAGCAAAGCAATGGCCGCTTTCTGACCGTCTTGATGTCCATATTCAATAAACCATGTCCTTACCGTAACTTCACCAAAAACCCTCAGCCTAGTGGGTGTTTCCCAATACCAGCCCCATTCCATCCTGTGTCTTGGTAGTTCGTCATTCATTGCTGGAAGCGGGCTGAGAGGACGCGAAAAGCTCGTTCTGCCGTTGCGGGAACAACTCCGTTGCCGAGAAGCCGGAGCTCGTCGGTGCGATTGTCGCAGGACACGCACAGCTTGGCATAGTCCAGCCCACCGGCAGGCCCATCAAAGTTTCGACCCACCGAGGATTCAGTTTGGCTCCGTTCGTCATTGACCCGGTTTGGCCGTGAAGCCCCAAGTCCTTGCCCCGTGCCAACCGTGTTTCCGCTTTCTCTTCGCCCCTCACTCTCGGTGTCGCCCAAGCTGCCATTTGCCTGCTCAAGGTCACTTTCCCCTCCTCCAGACGTTTCTCTGCGACCTCCGGAGTTGAGGCTAGATGGCTGTCTCCCATTATCGGCGTTGCCCAGTTGGGCTTGTCCAACGACTCTTGGTGGCTCCCATCCGAACTGCGGCTGGCCTGGACGACTTGGCCAAGCTCGCCCCTCCTCGCCATCCCCGACAAGCAATTGCTGGCCTGGCTCGTTCCATTGATGCGATAGGAGTCCTCGTTCGCTGACACGGTGGGCCAAGATGAAGACGCGCTTTCGCTGGTGAGGCGCGCCAACTTCAGCCGCGCTAAATAGTCCCCACGTTGCTGCATAACCGAGGCTTTCCAGTTCGCCAATGACTTCTCGGAGTCCAAGGCTGATGTGTCCTTCGACGTTCTCAAAGAAGCACACGGCTGGCTGCATTCTGCGAATTCCATCTGCAATGAAGGGCCAGAGATGCCGTGGGTCTGCTGTGCCGAGCCGCTTTCCGGCTGCTGAAAACGGCTGGCAAGGGTAGCCGCCAGACAATATACCCACCTTTCCGTGAAAGCTGTCCCATGGGAAGGTTTTAAGATCCGTCCAGATAGGTGCCGCGTCCAAGAGTCCCGCTTCCATCTTTGCAACCAGGTTCGCGCAGGCGAAGGCTTCGATCTCGCTAAAAGCGACTGTTCGCAGATTTGGGAGCACTCGCTTGAGTCCAAGGTCAATGCCTCCGTATCCGGCGCAAAGGCTGACGTGTGTAATTGTTTTGGTAGTATCCAGGTCATTGCTGTTCATTTTGGGTTGGTTTGTGAGGCCGTAATGGCCTCGGAAAGGCTGTTTCCTTGCGATTTGGCGCGTTTTGACGCCTTGGGCGTAGTCTGGGCCTGCCTGCGCCAGTTTATGGCCTCAAAATTGGCCCTAAATGCCTCGCTGTGGTTGTTCCGGGCTCTTGAGCCCTTGCCGTTGGACATAGGTGTGGGATTTCGGTTTTGGTTTTCTTGGGTAAGTGGCCTGGGTAAATCGGTTTTCAAATTTGGCGGTCAAAAATCCCAGTAAAAGGTAATCGGAAATTGACTTGGGAAATTTCGGGTAAAATTGGCTTGGGAAATAGGCTGTGGATTTTGGCAGCAAACGCACGCGGCTATGCACGCTGGCACGGCTGTGCGCGGTCGCAACCGGCCAAGGCAAGGCCAAGGCTGGCGCGTGCTGTGAAGCGTTGGGCTGTGGCTAGGTTAGAGCATAAGGGCGCGAAAAAAGGGGCCATTGCTGGCCCCTTGGGTTAGGGTTAGCCTTACCAATGAGTAATGCCCAACGCTGAACGCATATTCACAAGCAATTCATGCGAGTAAGGCAAATCCCTGCTTAAACGAGCGTGGGCATCTTCTAAATCAAAGAACAATTTTTGATGCTGCTCCTCTAGCCATTTCACTTTTTCAAGGACAATGGCCAGTTGCGCCTTGCTTACGTTCTCTCCAATTGAATCGCCAAAGGCAGGAATGGAGCCAAGAACGCTTTTGATGTATGCAAACTGAAGCGTGTATTCATTTGGTGCTGTTTCAATCGTGTTCATTTGTCGTCTTTCGTTTTTGTTGGGTTATTTTTCGATTTTTGCCAATGGCCTGGAAATGGCCATTTTCAAAAAATTGGACTCGTCAGCAACGGCTTTACCGTTGGACAGCCGCAAGGGCTGTTTCGTCCTCAATCAATGCGATAGGCGTACACGTTGCTGCCTAGTTCAATCTCGTCACCATCATAGCTGGCTAGGAAATGGCCGCGCCCATCCGCTTGCACCGCAAACCGAACAAACGCATCCCAATGCGACATTGAGGAAACCAAATTAACCAGCGCGCTGTTGGCGTCCTCGCATTTCTTTGCCTGCCAAGCCTCAATGACTTCTGCAAAGTCCTGCGGCAATCCGCAGAACTCGCAAATAAACGCGGCGCGAAACGCCCATACGCTGTCCTCAATGTACTTTGATGCAGCCACGTTGCATTCAAGGTCAGAACCTAACGCAAATTCACCGTAGGGAGTTTCAAAGACTCCCAGCCAATAATGCTCCCTGCGGGTTTGCGTGACCTCGCCTTCGTCACACTTGAGCCAGCTTGCAAGCAAGGCGGCGCGCTTCTGTTCAACCGTCATCGTCTCGTTGTTCGTGTTCATCGTGTTCATTTTTGATTAGATTAAGGCTGACTGCGAAACTCGCGCACCGGCTGACCGGTAAACTCTCCGTTTTCATCAGCCTGGTACATTTCAACGACCGCGTGAACCCATCGGTCGCCTCGGTCACTGGTTTTTCCGTCAGACTGCACAAAAAAGTTAAACACTTCATCAGCGGCCTCGCGACCAGTAATAAAGTCTTCAACCTCGACCTCAGCATCGCCCAGCCCAGTGCGCTTGTCGGCTGAAACCCAGCCGGATTGAATCAGATAAATGCTGCTGTTGGTTTTCATTTTCGTTTAAGGGTTTCAATAAGCGTTGGCCAAAAGCAGGCCTACAGCAAAGCAGGCAAGCGCAGCAATCAAGCAGAGCAGAGCGTTTTCCATTTGTTTTTTCATTTCGGGGCCCACCATGCCACGCGATTGCTCACGTTCAAGCCGTTTTCCCCTACTCGCTGCGGTCAGAAGTTGCCCTTATGCAAGGAAGCATTTTAGCTTACAACCTTGCCCGCTCGCTTTGCCCGGCTTTCCCTTGCTTTCAGTTAACCCTTCGCAACGCATCAACCTATCCAAATAGATCGATCCATGGCAAAGCTTACAAAATTTCAGTTAAAAAGACGTGGCCAATTGTCCTGGCACGTTCAACTCGTTAAACAGGGAAGACTCGCAGAAGCAGAAGCGTGGGCAGCAAGGCATAAGCTCTATGCAATTCCGCCCAATGATCCGCTGGCGACCCTTTCGCCTTTGGCGACTTCGTCGCAACCGGCGACTGACAACGCTACTCGCTCTAGTGCGCCAGTGCTAGCTGGGGGGGCGGGGGTCGCAGCTTCAGGGCTGGCTCAGAATTTGGATCAATCGGCTGGTAGAGGTCAAAATTTGCAGTCGCAAGTGGCTGCTCAGGCTGGGGGGTCTGGTGGGCAAGGGGCGTCTTCGACGCTTGGTAGCGCTGCTGACGCAGCTAGCCTTGCCTCCCCTAGTGGGGAGGTGGAGGGGAATAAGCAAAGCTGTCAAGGCGATAAGGGTGGCTTATTTTCCAATAGGTTGGAAAACGGGGGATGGGTGGTAAGCGGGGAAGGGGTGGTTGGGGGTAATTGCAGGAACAGGTGGTTTGTGGAGGTTAGCGTTGGCGGGCAATGGGCCAAGGCGGCTGTGGGAGATGTGCCGGTCAGGAATGGGCAGCGGGTGAGGGTAAGGCTGGAATGGGTGAGTGCCGATGGCCGGGATGCTGAGTATGCCATTGTCGAGGTGCTGCCTGACAAGGAGGAGCCGCGTCAGGCCAAGCCTGTGGGGTTTGCCGAGCAGAACGCACGGAACGTCCCTATTGCGAAGGAAACGGCTCCAGAAGCGAAGCCAAAGCCGAACGTCTATCTGACGCTGCCTCCTCAGAGTCTTGGCCTACAGCAATTGCCAATCCCTTACATTCACGATCAACCGAAGGAAGTCATCTTTCAGACGACGACGATGGAGCAGATTGTAGCCAAGGAGCGGGTGGGCGTCATGCACGCCAGCGGCAAAAGCGGCATCATTCCGACTGACGTTGATTTCAAGAGCCCTGTCTTGGACGACGTTCCAGCGGCTCAGCCGATTGCTGATGACAGCGACTTCATGGACCGAGCCCGAGCGGCTGCGTTCCGTGAGCTTATGGGCAATGCATGATCCAGGTGATTGTCCGGTCCCTCGGGTCCTTAATGACCTCGTAGGGACGCGGACGGCCTAGAAGATGTGCGCCGGTCAGGCTGGAAAGCGCAGCGTTGACCGGCTTTGGCTTCTTGGGCGAAGCCTTTGGGGCAGACTTTGGGGAAGATTCCCCAAACAGGTCAGCGTCAGGTTTTGGTGATGACGCGGTAAACTTCAAAGCACATTCCTGCAAACAGCAATAAAGCTACTGCTATCCCAAATCCGAAAACGGCATAAACTGCCCACTCGCAAACCTTGTCGATTGGATCTTTCATTGCTGCTTGGCGGCAATGGCGGCCTTGATGGCTTTGATTTCTTCCTGACGCCACGGCTCGCGCAGCAGCTCAAAGAGTTTCAGGGTCGGGATGGGCAGCGTCACCTTGCCGGTGTGGCCCATGACCAGCATGGTGTCCAAGTAAATGGTGAATCCCGACTTTACGGCCAGATCGCAGAAGGCGTAGTCCTCGCCGATGAACGTGTTGGGCTCGTCGTAGCGCATGTTCAGTTCGCGCTCAATGCGTTGCAGGCGGGCGGAAGCGGACAGCTTGTCGTCGGCAAAGATGGAGCGGATCTGCTGGATGCGATAGGCGGGAGTGTTCTTGCCCTGGACGCCCATCGGGAAGAACTCCGTGCAGGCCTTGGGCGCGTGGTTGGGGTCGATGAGCACGGCCTTGAGGTCGGGATTGTCGGCCTCAATCTTGTCGAACACGCTCATCTTGATCTTGGAGAACCCGATGCAGGCCTTGCTGACCTTCTGTAGGCCTTCGGGGCTCGGAGCCTCGCCGTCGATGGTGTGAATGTGCCAGTGCGTGTCCAGATGGCGTGCGCTGTACGGGCAGCACACGATGTCGGACGTGTGGCCCAAGAGGCGCATCATGGCCCCGGCGGTCATGTTCTCGCCGTGTTCCTCGGCCAGCACGTCCTTGTCCCAGAACACCAGCTCGTCGAACTTGTTCTGGCGGGCATAGCCCACGATCTCGTTGCGAGCCATCTGCACGGCTGGGCCTTCCAGCAGCACCCAGTCAAGTTTGACATCGGGAATGGCTGCTGTCGCCAGTTGCAGGCTGGTCTTGAAGTAGGCTGAAGGCAGGTCGCCCTTCAGCGGCGTTGCGATGAGGATACGGCGGGTTGGATTGGCCATGCGGGCACGTTGTGCAGATGATTTGCGTCTTTCCACCGTTCTATGGGCTAACGTCTGCCAAATAAGACGTTCTTATGGCATAGCGTCAGCCATATCGGACGCTTTGCATCCTGCCTTATGCGTGCGTTGATAAACGCATGATTACGCAGCTCAAGGAAAACGAGTGGATGGTGGAACCCAACGACTCCGATTGCAGGGAGTATGCGCGGCTGCACATCAAGGCGATGAAGACCGGAGTGAACATTGACGGCCAAGGCGTCATTCCTTGGGAGGATTTGCTGGCCAAGAAGATCCGTGTACTGGCCAAGGAGCTCAAAAATGGCCATTAAGACCTATCTGGCAGACCAGTTTCAGCCCGACTTCGGCATTCCTTGGGTGCCCATACCCAAAAAGGAAGAGCTGATGAGCTGGCCGCAGGAAAAGCTGGTGCAGTACTTGGCTTTCCGCGAGGAATGCGACCGTAACGCGGTGAACAATCCTGTCGGTCAGGGCTGGATCATGCCTTCGTGGAAGAAGGTGATGGACAACTGGAAGAAATACCCAGTCATCGTCATCCTGGGTGGCAACCGTTGTCTGCGCGGCGACACACTCATCTACGATCCTGTCCTGAATGTGCATCGCCGCATCGACAGCATCAAAGGCAAGCACCACGTCTATGCCTGGGATGGAAAAAAGCGGGTCATAGCCACTGCTGAACAGCCTTTTCAAAAAGGTCGCGGTATGATGGCGGAAGTGACCCTTTCAACTGGTCAACGATTTGAAGCTTCTCTTGAGCATCGCGTGCTTTCCGCAGCAGGGACTTGGCGCGACGTTGGGTCGTTGCGAGTTGGATCCTCGCTTTTCCATCCTCAGTCCATTTTGGGCAGCGGCCCTTCAAATCAACCTTCAGGTGCTCCGCATTTGAACGAAACAGCACAAGGTTTGACAGCCGATTGTCATCCTTCTGGCCGTTTATGTGATGAACAACCTCAGTCGGCAAAAGATAGCGGCCAAGGTGCTTCTCCATCACCAGCCGATGCTCCTGAATGTACTTCTCCTTCCGGTAATAACCGCCGTTGGCCTTTATTCGTCGCGTCTCATTTAGGCGACGGCATTCAGGATGATCTGGCGTGTAAATATGGATATATCCGTGCCGATCGACAATCCTGCCGCCCTTCCATTCTGGATGGCCTTCGCCAGCTCGCGGCCCGGTTCGTTGGCATTTTATCCCATGCTTTTTGCAAACCTTGTAAATCAGCTTCGCTGTTATGCGACCGTCCAGAGTTTGGCGAAGAGAGTCTGCAATCTGTTGCTGAGTCTCTCCTGAAGCAATTCGAGAGCGGATCTCCTCTATCGGATAGTTTATTGAGTCATGGTGTGGCATACGTCACAGAGATACGTTTGACGGGAATAGATGTCAAGTGGGATATGACTATTCCCGCCTATGGCTGCTATGAAGCTGGCGGTGCGCTTCACCACAACTCCGCAAAATCAACGCTCGCCAGCCGTTTGTGCGTGTGGGCCGCAGGAACCATCCCCAACGCCGAGGTAAGAGCCTATCACGTCAACGAAGACCGCTCCATTGAGGACCAGCAGCGCATGATTTACGATGCGTTACCGGTAGGCATCAAGGATTTGCCCACCAAGAAGGGCATCGCGCACTCGCTTCAGTACTCACAGAAGAACGGCTTTACCGACAACATCTGCATTCTGCCTCCGCTCAAGGCGGGCTACCGTGGCGGCCAGATCAAGTTCGCCAACTACCGCCAGTATCAGGCCGACGCGCAGGTGGCTGAAGGATTCAAGTCACATTTCATCTGGTGTGACGAGGAATGTCCTCAGAAACTCTTTGAAACCCTCCAATACCGAACCATCGACTACCATGGCCGCATTGTACTCACTTTTACTACTCTGTCAGGATGGACTCCGCTGGTGCAGGACATTCTGGGAAAAACACGCACGCTCGAAAGCAAGCACGCGCCCCTACTGGGCCGACCAGTCCCAGTCATCCAAGAGTCCCTTAGCCGACCCGGCACCGTCATCTACTATTTCCACACGGAAGACAACGCGTTCATCGACACGTCGGACTTCATCGCCAAAATCAAAGGCCGTCCGAAAGACGAAATCCTTGCTCGCGCCTACGGCATCCCTACGAAGAGCGTTTCGTCGGCATTCCCAGGCTTCAACAAGGAAGTAAACGTCATCCCACATGACAACCTGCCGTGGAAGAAAGACCCCGCGTACAAGGTCACGCGATACATGGCCGTCGATCCCGCAGGCTCCAAGAACTGGTTCATGCTGTGGGTCGCTATTGACGCAAGCAACACATGGTGGGTGTACCGTGAGTGGCCTGATTATGACGATTGGGCGATTGCGGGCAGCACGGCTGAAGGCAAACCGGGCCCAGCTCAACGAGGCACTAAAAAAGGGATTCAAGACTACGTCGAACTCATCAAGAACTCGGAAGACGGCGAAATTATCTACGAAAGGCTGATTGACCCGCGTCTGGGAGCAGCCGAAAAGCAGACCGCCGAGGGAGCGTCCACCATCATTGGCGATCTGGACAAGTTTGACATGACGTTCATCCCCGCGCCTGGCGTCCACATCGACGATGGCCTCCAGCTCATCAACAACCTGCTGTCCTACGACGACACGAAGCCGATTGACTCGCTGAACGCCCCAAAGCTGTTCATCTCCGACCGCTGCACCAACCTCATTTACGCCATGAGCGAGTACACGGCCAAAGGCGGCAAGGACGAGGCGACAAAGGACCCGATTGACTGCCTGCGTTACCTATGCGTCTCCAAATGCGAGTTTTACGACGAGAATGACGCGCCCATGGAAGGCGGACGCACGTTCTCCTATTAGAGCTTGCCATAAGCTGGGCTAATCCTTAACGCCCATCCCATGAGTTCCCTAGAAGGCGGTAACAGCATTTCACCCATGGACATCGGCTTGCAGCTTGCGCCTGCCGAAAACAAGGGACCGGATTTCAACGCCCTTAAGTACGCCTTTGAGGACGCGGTACGCAACAACCAGCCGTACATCGACCAATGCCGCCTCAATTACGAGACGCGCTACGCCATCTGGAACGGTCAATCGGCTGACGGCAAGAAGCACTACCGCGAAGGCAGTCGCGTAAGCCCCACCCCGTGGGACGGCGCGTCTGACCTGCGTGTCTTCCTTGTTGACAACATCATCAACAAGAAGGTGGCGATGCAGTGCATGGCGTTCAAGCGGGCCAACCTTTCCGCAGTGCCTGTAGAGGGCAATGACTTAGCCCGCGCCAATGATGTCAGCAACTTCATGCGCTGGCTCATCAACACGCAGATTCCCGAGGTGGACCGCGAGATTGAGCTGGCTGCCAACTATCTGAACGAGAAGGGCATCGCGGCGATGGGTGCCTTCTGGGAGAAGCGGCGCGAGAAGACGCTGGTGAACGTGCGTCTGCAAGATCTCCAGCAGCAGTTCCCGCAAATCGACATTCAGGCGTTGGTCAATGACGAGAACGCGGCGTCCGACCTCAAAGCCATCTTCCAAGAGCAGTACAACTGCTCGGCCAGCAAGGCGGGCAAGATGCTGAAGGAGCTGCGAGACACGGGCGAAACCACCGTGCCGATGGACGGCCCCGAGCGTTCGTATCCGGTGCTGCGTGCCTTCAACCTCGACGAGAACCTGTTCATCCCGTCGTTCTCGCTGGATCTGGAGAACGTGCCCGGCATATACCGCGTGGAATACTTCAGCGCGGAGCAGCTTCGTGCGATGGTGAATACGGACGGCTGGGATGCGGAATGGGTGGAAAAGGCCATCAAGACCGTTCGCGGCAAGCTCATCACCATCTCGCCGTCCGAGTACCTTCAGCCCATCAGCCGCTCGTTCGTCTACACGCAGCAGCGGTTCACGGACAAGATCGGAGTCGTGTACGCCTATCAGCGTTTGTCCGACGAGGATGGCGTGCCTGGCATCTATTGCACCGTCTTCAACCCGATTCTGCCGCCTGACAGCAACCAGTCTGGCTATGCCAAGAGCAGCCTGCTGGGCTACGCGCACGGCCAGTATCCGTTCACGCTGTTCCGCCGCGAGTATCTTAGCCGCAAGCTGCACGACAGCCGTGGTCTTCCCGAGCCGGGCAAGCCGTGGCAGGACCAAATCAAGAGCCACAAGGACGCCCGCATTGACGCGGCCTCCCTTGGCGTGCTGCCGCCGCTCTGCCATCCGCAGGGCCGCCCGCCTGGCCGCTGGGGTCCTGGCTCGCTCATCTCCGAGCGTCGTCCTGGCGAATACCACTACGCCGACCGTCCGATTCCCGACATGAACACGGACGACTCCGAGAACCGCCTTGAGGCGTCGTTCAAGGAGTACAACGGCTTTGCCAGCAACGAGGGCGATCCCGCCATCGACCCGATCTTCAACCAGTTTGAGATTGATAAGTTCCTCACCTCGCTGGCCAAGACGTTCCGTCAGGTCTGGAAGCTCTACAAGCAGTACGGCAACGAGCAGGTGGCTTTCCGCGTAATGGGCGTCCGCACCGCCGACCCGACCCTGTTCAGCAAGGGCGATGTCAACGAGGACTTTGACTTCTACCTCGCGTGGGATGTCCAGAGCCCCGACTTCAAGAAGATGTCGGAGAAGTGGACCGCCATCATTCAAGGAGCGCAGACCCTCGACCGCAACGGCGTCGTCAATTGGGCCGAACTCTGTCAGGCGTTCATCTCGTCCATCGACCCGAACATCGCCGAGCGCATCATCCAGCCGGTCAGCGAGGGCCAGCAGAAGGTGGTCAACGACGAGCACAACGATCTGGCGCAGATTTTCGCGGGCATCCCAAAGAACATCCGAATCGGCACGCCTCCGCAGCTCGGCTTGCAAGTCATCCAGCAGTACTTGCAGCAGCCTGACGTGCAGCAGCGTTACGCGCAGGACAAGTCGTTCCAAGAGCGCATTAACGCCCGCGCCAAGCAATACTCCTTCCAGCTAGAGCAGCAAAAAAATGCTCAAATTGGACGCCTTGGAGCAGCAATGCCGGGGCCAATGTCAGCCACAACCAATCAATGAGCCTTCTTGAAGAGCTTGGCCTTAAGGGGCCATATTCTAAGTTGAGCAGAGCGGATCAATTGCTCTATCAACGCGAATACCGCAAAAGAAATGCGGAGCTTTATCGTGAGCGCAACAGGCTTAAGTATGACCCTAAAAAAGCGGCTGAATCGTGGAAGCGTTACAGCGATAAAAATCGGGAAAAACTTAGGGCAAAGCAACGCGAGCAATACGCGATAAAAGCCAAGAGTCGCACGGTTAAGAGAAAGTTTCTTACCGACGAAGAACGTAAGGAGTATCAAAAAACATACTCAAATCGTCGTTATCACTCAGATCCTCAGTATCGAGTGGCTTTGAGGATGCGCACCCGACTCAATGAGTTGCTGAAGAAACGCAATCAGAAGAAATCCAAGACCCTAAAGATTGATAAAAAAGGGCTCGTTGAATGGATTGAGTCAAAGTTTTTGCCGGGTATGACTTGGGCAAATCATGGAAAAGAGTGGCACATTGACCACATCATTCCTTGCGCTGAATTTGACCTGACTGATCCCAGGCAAGTTGAACAATGCTTTGGCTATTTTAATCTTCAGCCTCTTTGGAAACGAGATAACATCATCAAGAGCGACAAGACTTTGAAGCAACAAGAGCTTTCCTTCCAGATGCAGCAGCAGCAGAACGCCGTCACTGGCCGTCTAGGTGCCGCGATGCCTGGCCCAATGCCCGCTTCCACCAACAATGCCTAAGAAACCAATCCTTACTCCCCGCGAACGCTCCGACCGCCTTCAGAACGCCATGGCCACGTTGATCGGCAACGAGGCCTTTGGCGCGTTCATTGACGAGCTGCGCGAGCAGCAGCGGGCCGCCATGCTGGACAGCATGAGCGACAAGGTGATTGCTTCCGACCGTCTTTCCATGGCTGCAATCGGTGAAATGCGTGCCTATGAGGGCGTTATAAGCATGTACGACGACTTCGTGCAGACCAAGCTCGCGCAAGCCGACACAGAAGCCGAATTGCGCGGCAATTAGGCGGTTAAGTCGCCATTTTGTAAGAAATAGGGGCCTGTTTTTCTTACAGGCCCTTTTGCTTTGTTGGGGAAATTTCCCCAATTAGGAAAAATAATCGTTGACAGCATGGTGCATTAGTAGAACTGATGGCCGCACTTGGCATCCCGCCATGTCCACAGTCGCTTGAGACTCTAAACCATGCCTAACGAAACAGTTGAAGCTCCTTCGCAGCCAGTCAGCGCACCCGCGCCCGAGACGCATAGCGATGCCCCGAAAAAATCCAATCTGAGCGTAGCCCAAGCGGCGGCCCGCCTCCTAAACATGGAGTCGGAAAAAGCCCAAGCGGCGGCGGCGCAGGCGGAGCAGATTGAACAGGCGGAAATCCCGTCTGAATCCATCTCCGAAGTGTCAGAACCGGCGCAGGCCGAGTCTGCCGTGGCCGAGGAGCCCGAGGCGCAAGCCGAGGAACCCCAAGGCGACGACGTTCCTTCACAAGACATCAGTGACGATCTCAAGAAGAAGATCGACAAGCGCATCGGGAAAGAGGTTGCCAAACGAAAGGCACTGGAGGCGCAGTTGAACGAGCTGAAGTTGCAGGTGCAAGCCGCGCAGCAGCAGCAAACGTCAGCCCCGCAGCCGGTGGTCCCACTTCCGCAAGGCGCACCTCCCCTCGCGCAGATCGAATCGGCTTCCGACCTTGTTGCTTTGCAGCAGCAGGCGAAGGATGCCAAACGATTCGCGCAGGAGCAGCTTGACCGAGACGATTTCGAGCCCGTTCGGGTTGGAGACACCGTTTTGGACAGGAAAGCCCTCAAGACCATCATCCGCAACGCGGAACGGACCCTTGAGGACGAGATCCCGCAACGCGCCCAGTTCATCCAGCAGCGGCAGGCGGCGCAGCAATTGGCCTACGAGAAGTTCCCCTTCCTGAAGGACAAGAGCTCGCCCGAGTATGTACAGGCCCAGCAGGCCTACATGCAGATGCCGTGGCTCAAGAACCTGCCGAATGCCGATTGGATCATCGGCGTGCAGATTGAAGGCCTCAAAGCCCTTCAGTCGAAGGACAAGAAGGCTGGCAAACCCGCCAAGCCCCAAACGCCCTTCAGCACGAAGCCCCCGTCGGGGCAGTCGGTTGTCTCTTCAAATGGCGAAGCTCGTACTCCTTCGGGGCAGCGGGCGGCGCAGACGCTTGAGGCCATGCGCTCACAGATGTCCAAGTCGGGCGGCGTTTCGGCAAACCAGGCAGCCCAGTTCCTTCTGGCGCGCGAACTAGCAAAACAAAATCGTTAATTTCTCACTACCATGGCTCTAGCCACCACTTACAACGTCGCGGGTGACCGCGAAGATCTCACGGATTTTCTGACCATCCTCGCCCCCGAGGACACCCCGAAAATCTCCACGTTCAGCAAGACCAAGCGCATGACCAACGCCTACCAGGAGTGGCAGGTCGACACGCTGTCGGCTGCCAACTTCTCCGGCGTGCTTGAAGGCCAGGATGTCCTCGCTTTCAGCAACCAGAGCGTCAACCGCGCCCGTATCGGCAACTACGTCCAGCAGTTCCGCGAGCAGTGGATGGTGTCCCGCCTCCAGGAGGCGTCGGACGTCGCCGGTGTCTCGTCCGAAGTGGCGCAGTCCAAGATGAAGGCGATGCGCGAACTGAAGCGCGACATCGAAGCCTGCATCGGCTCCGACAATGACCGCCAGCAGGAAGCCCCGCCGGCCCCGTACAAGCTCCGCGCCCTCGGCAAGTGGATCAGTGCCACGCCGGGTTCGGACGTTCCCGCCGCGTTCCGCACGCCCGCTGGCAACATCAACACGGACGCCACGTCCACCCTTGGTGAGTCGGCGTTCAACGATGTGTTCCAGTCCATCTTCCAGCAGGTCGGTGGCCGCCGCAGCTACACGCTGTTCGCGGGCCCGTCGCTGAAGCGTGCGATCTCCAAGTTCCAGCGTCAGGAAGGCACCACCACGGCGAAGAGCTACATGGTGACCCAGGACGCCACGGAGCACCAGATCGACCTCGACGTCACCGTGTACGTCGGCGACTTCCACACCGTGACGGTCGTTCCCGACCTGTTCAACGGCATTGTGGACGGCGCGGACATCAGCACGACCACCAGCCAGCAGAAGGCGCGTGGTTACGTTATCGACCCCGAGCTGGTCGGCATCGGCTACATGCTCGGCATCGAGTCCAACGAGCTGCCTGACCTCGGCGGCGGTCGCCGTGGGTTCATCCTCGCGGCCCTCACCCTGATGGTCAAGAACCCGCTCGGCCTCGGCAAGTTCGCCGCGTCCAGCTAAACCGTAGCCATCAACATAGGAGACACATACCATGGCTGATACAGCAATCACCCTCTCGCGCTCGAAAGCGTACAATCTGTCGCTTCACGAGCAGGCCCGCGGCTTCTCGCACAAGTTCACCATCCCGTACTCGGATGTCGCGCTTGGCTCGGGCAGCACGGACACCGTCACCGTGACCCTCGGCGCGCTGCCGTCGAACTGGGTCATCAACAACGCGCTGGTGAACGTCTCGACCGCTTTCGCGGGCACGACGGCCTTCACCGTGCAGGTTGGCACGACCACCGCCACGACCGCCCTCGTCACCGCCCAGTCGGTGAAGACGGCTGGCGTGCTGGCTGGCGTTCCGACCACGGCCACGCTCATCAAGGCCACCGCGACGACCAACCTGGTCGCCGTGTTCACGAATGCCACGGGTGGTTCGCCGTCAGCCCTCACGGCTGGCGCGTTGGACATCTACCTGAACATCGTTGACCTGAGCAACCAGCCGAACCTCGGCTAACAATACGCTTGGGGCACCCGCTTAACGGCGGCTCTGCCCCAAGTGTTCCTTATCCCCTTCCATTTTTATGTCAGCACTCGCACCCACCACCCAGAACGGCATTGTCACGGATGTCCCGAAGGACTTCGTGCGCCAATGGTGGAAGCACATCGACGGCTCCCTCCCCGAGGAGAAGGTGAAGTGCGAGCTCAACCAGCAGATGCTTGCCCGCGTCATGGCCGCGCAGGGCAGCACGCAAGTCGAGGGTCTGGGCCAGCAGGCGGCGCGTATCGACGCCCGCCTGTTCTTCCGTTTGCAGCAGCAGCATGGCAACGCCGTCCATGAGTGGCTGCCCGAGTATCTTAAGGACAACCCGCACCTGTGCAGCAAGGGCTACCGCCCCAAGGTTGATCCGCGTCGCAAGGGCCTCACCGGAGGCTGGTATCCGAAGAACGCCGCTTGAGAACCATACCCTACAGCTCAGTTCTGGCCAACATAACAGGCCTGATTGGCATGCCCCTAAGCCGTCTGACGACGGAAACGGCGGCGGTCATCAACAACCTGTTCTACAGCAATGTGCGCCAGTTGTGGGGTGCGGGGAACTGGACGGACATCAGCCCTTACGGCGAGGCGCGGTTCGCGGGCAATCTGCTCACCTACCCCAACGACGTATCTAAAACAGCTTACTGGACGGCCACCAATGTGACCGTGACGGCTAACTCCATCGCAAATCCAGCGGATAACCGCCAGACTGCATCAAAGGTGTTGGAAACGTCCGCCACAGGCGCACATAAGGTTGTCCAGTCCAATTTGGCGGCATTTCCGACCACGCAGTACCAGTTGTCCTTCTATGCCCGCCAGAATGGCCGTAATTGGCTCTATTTGGCGGCTAATGACGGCACGACGACGTACAGCGGGTTCTTCAACGTGTTCGGGGGCGTGACGGGGACCATTGCCAACTGCTCCAACTGGAACATCCAGCAGTGCCCGAACGGCTTCTTCCTCTGCACGCTGACGTTCACGACTGGCTCGTCTACCACCTATCTGGACGTTACGGCGCAAATCAGCACGGATGGCAGCACGCTGTCCTATGCGGGTGACGCCACGAAGGGCCTGTATCTGTGGGGCGGATTGATGGTGCAGACCACCAACGTCAGCCCGCAGCAGTTTATTCTGCCGCCCGACCAGCTTGGCGAGACGGAGATCGACCAGCTTTTCACGGCGTGGGTGGACAATCCCGCCATGGTGACCTATCCGCGCCAGCAGGGCTTCGTGGTGACGGATCAGGGCTACCAGATGATTAGCTCGGCGGGCGGGTTCATGGGGACGAACGGCTACGTCACCTACAACACCAATCCTGCCAACCCGATCTACATCTACTACCGAAAGGCTCCGTATACCTATCAGGGCGACGAGTACGATGCGACGGCGACCTACGTTGCCGACCAGTACATCTACTACACCTGGACGACTGGGGCGCGGAAGAACACGTCGGACTACTACAAATGCACGGAGGCCACGACGGCTGGCCAGACGCCCGAGACGCATCCCAACAAGTGGGAGCTTCAGCCGATTCCTGAGCAGCTTTTCAACGCCCTTGTCTGGCAAACCTACGCCGATTGGCTGATTCAGGACGGTCAGGCGGACAAGGCGGCTCAGGCTTACGTCATCGCCGACCAGAAGAAGAACGAGGAGTGGGATCGCATTGAGCGTCAGTCCCCCAACTCGTGGAACATGCGCGTGTATACTCACACGACTTCAGAGAATCGTGCATGGTAACAACTTACGAATCTTAACCAGCCCACATCATGTCGTTCAACTATTCCAACCTCTTTCCGTATCCGAACATCTATCGTGGTACGCCGGTAACCGACCAGCGTCTGACGGTGGCTGGCACCGTGGTGACGCTCTCGGCCTTTGCCGACACGACGAACATGATTGTTCTGGACGTGCAGGACGCCGACGTGATGGTGACGTTTGACGGCTCCGACCCGTCGTCCACGAACGGCCACCGCCTGTACAGCGGCTCCCATTTCACCTGGAGCCGTGCGACGGCCACCGCCGCCCGCTTCATCCGTCAGGGCTCCACCAGCGCGGCCATCCAGGCCAGCGAGTTCGTCCTCTAAGAGCCATGGGCCCCGGCCTCTTCGCCTCGTTTCTGGACATGCTTGGGGAGCGGATGTGCACCGCCCTCAATGATAATGTAATCTACGACAGCAACGCGCCCGTGGCCCCGAACGGCTATCTGGTCACTTCTACTGGTGATCGGTTTATCACGTCCGGCAGCGACCTAATCGTTTACGTTCAAAAGGAATAACCTAACATGGCTGACATTCGCATCAATGCCCTGACCACCACGGCCACCAGCTCGGCCAGCGACGACTTTATTGCCATTGACGGCGCGGCCAACGGCACGCGGAAGCTGTCCATTTTTAATCCAGCTATCGGCGGTACGCTTGATGTTACCGGCAACATCACCGGAACGGTTGCAACGATGACGCGAACCGGAGCCGATGGAACGCTGAATGTAGTTCGCAGCGGTGGATCAAGTGCAACCTTTGCCTCTGGAACTACCAATTCATACCTTGGTACTTCTACCAATCACCCGCTGGTGCTTTACACCAACGGAACGACCGCGCTAACGCTCAGCACAAGTCAGAACACCACCCTCGCGGGCAACCTCACCGTCAGCGGCACGGGGACGAGCAGCGTGGCGGGAAAGCTGGGCATCGGTGACACAAGTGGAGTAAGCAAACTGGCGGTGCTTGATACGCTTCCTTTCACGACGGTCATTGGTTCTTCATCTGGTCAATTCGGCTATCAGATCAAGGCCGGAGCATCTGATACGGCTGGAACTCTTGTTGGCGGCTTAACGTACGACAGCAGCACTGGAGAAGCACGGCTGATTGCGGCCCAGTCCTACGTTTTCCCAACCTTCTATTCAGGCGGTTCAGAGGCGGCGCGTTTTACAACTAGCCGCAACTTCCTCCTCGGCACGACCACGGACAGCGCCAACGGCAAGCTCCAGCTCGCTGCGGGCGCGGCAGACAAGACCAGCGGCATTGGGTTTGGGACGGATACGAGCCTTTTCCGTCAAGGCGCGGGACTGGTTCAGCTTGTCGGAGTTGGAACTGGCGGTTGGCCCACGCTGAAGATCAGCGATGATGCCAGCAGCAGTGCAAGTTTCCAGACCGGCGTTCTTGCTTTTGGCGATGGAAATAGCACGGCTCGCAATGTTGGCATCTGGCGAGGTGCAGCCAACAGCATTGTCACGGTTGGAAACGTGCTGAACCTTGGCGGCTACGCTGGCATCACGTTCACAACGGGCGCAGCCCAGATTGGTTCGCAAACCACCGCCCTGACCCTCGACAGCAGCCAGAACGCGACGTTTGCGGGGAATTACGCCCGCATCAACAGCGCATCCGACGCCTATTTTGTTGCGAATGGAAATGCCGCTGGCAGCAGCGCGTCCTATCAGTTTTGGAAAGCGGGTTCGCAGAAATGGAACCTGACTTCTGCCGCCACCACAAATGACCTTTCATTCTACAACAACGGCGGCATCAACGCCAACGCACTGACGCTGGAATACAGCACCGGAAACGCGACGTTTGCGGGAAAAATTGCAATCAATAACACGGTGACCTCTGCCGTCAGCGTTGCCTCAACTCACAAGGTCACAATCTCCATTGGTGGTGTCACCTACTACCTGCTTGCCTCCAACGTATAATCTCATGCTCACCACTCCGATCATCCCAGTCGCCGTCTGGCCCGGCGAGGCCAACACGCTCGCGATCCGCTCGACGGCCTTTGGCCCGCCGCCGTCGTATTACTACCAGCTTCAGCGGGTGACCTTCACTCCGGGCAAGCCCGGGAAAACGGATCTCATCACCGGCGAGGTCATCGTGCCGGAGATCCCGGACGAGACCACGGTGGTCGTCCTCAAGGACGGCAATGTCAACATGACGCAAGAGCAATGGGCCGCTTGGCCCGCCGATGCGGATGATGACAAGGTGCAGCTTGACGCCATTTCGGCCAATCTGGGCCTGACCCGCGCCTAATGCGCCTTGTCGGCCTAGTCGTTGGCCTGCTCATAGCCGCTCTTCTGCTGCTTGCTTTCTGGCAGCACAGGGCGATGGCCAGCGGCTTGCCGCCCCGCATTGTCTGCCTGTCGCCGGTGGACGCCCACATGCAGGCCGGTCCCACGGCCTATGAGGTGGTCGGGACGGGCAGCATGGCCCCCTACATTCCGAAGGCCCCGTCAGGGGCTGATCCGCTCAAGACCGTTGTAGCCCTCGCAAAGCCTGTTTCCTTGCCTTTTAAGGCCATTCGGAAGGGCGACCTAGTAGTCTACCGCCCCAAGTGGGCAAATGGGCTAGTTATCCATCAGGCGGCTCAGGAAACGGCTTCGGGCTGGATAATGTCGGGCCTAGGCAACAAACAGAGCGAATCTTTCGAGCCGATCACCGAGAAAGAGTTTGTCGCGCTGATCGGGGCTGTCTACGTCTGGTGAGCCATGAGCAATACATCCCTGACCACCAAACAAGCGTTGGAAGTGCTGGCCCAGGCTGCTGCCGAGTTCAAGGGCAGCCGCCGCGACCATGAGCTGATCGAGCAGGCTGTGCGGACGTTGCAGCCCCTCGTTGAGCCCAAGGAGGAGCCAAAAGAGGCTGTCTGACGCAATGCGGGCTTCTTAAACGGGAGCCCGCTTCTTCTTTACAACAATGGAGCGTTATCGCGCATACGGACAGGAGGACGACCAGCCGCTGGTGGTTGGGGACGAGCATTTCCTTGGGGTGGACGAGTACAACAACCCCGAGAACGTGCAGCCCGCCTATGTCCAGAAGGCGGTGAATTGCTCCTTCAGCACGATGAACGCCGAGACGCGGGGCGGGTTCGTGTGCTTGCCCGAGCTTGGGGCTACGCCTTTCGGCCACAAATGGACGTACAGCGCGATTGATGCCTCCTCGGCTGACTTTTACGACGTAAGCTATGGACAGGGCTTGTTTGTGGCGGTGGGCACTGGCGGAGCCATTTACAGCAGTTCAGATGCGGTGACGTGGACTGTCCGCACTCCGCCCAATACGCCCAACTACACGGACATCGCCTTTGCCAACGGAGTGTTTGTCGTGGTTGGAGCTACCACCGCAAGCGGCAACCCGCCCATTGCGCGTTCAACGGACGGCATCAACTGGAGCACGCCCACCACCTCTCCGGCCTCCACCATGACCGGCGTGTCCTATGGCAATGGCGTCTGGGTGGCTGTCGGCAACCAGCGTTCATATGTCAGCATGGACAACGGCGTAAACTGGACCACCAGCTCCGTCATCAGCAATCTTCAGTTCGCGCAGGGTTTGAGTTTCGGCAACGGCGTGTTCACCGCCGTCACGGCCCTTGGCACCATTGTCTATTCCTACGACGGCCTCACCTGGACGGTCAGCAACATCCTCTATTCGTCCAGCGCGTTCATTGACGTGGCCTTTGGCAACCAGACCTTCGTGACGCTGGCTGGCGATGGCACAGTTTACACGTCCAGCGACGGCATTAGCTGGACCAAGCGACGGAACGGTGACAGCCGTACTTGGAAAACAATCACGTTTGGCAACGGCATGTTTGTCGCCGCATCATCCTCATCCCCGCAGGTGACGATGTACAGCATTGATGCCACCAACTGGATTGTCTTGAGTGGAGCACCGGCCTATTCGTGGCAAGGCAGCACATTTGCCATTGGTCAGTTTGTTGTGGTTGGCTTGGGCGGCAGTTCAATGGCAAGCAGCTCCATTGCTCCATCCGTTTTTGCCACGTCGATCTTCAGCGACCCCGCTCAGGCCAACCAGACGTGGATAATGGTGCTTGGGGCCTATAGCGTGGGTTTTTACTCGTTTGGGCAAAACAGCCGCACGGTGAGCCTTGGCGGCTACATGGTGAACGCGCAGTCCACCATCGTGCAGGCCAACAACTACGTCTACATCTTCCGAGGCGACAACGCTGTTCCGCTGTATTGGAATGGAGATTGGAACACGTCGTTCACGGCTGTTCCCAACACGACGCTGCCGGCGACGTACAACAGCATTCCGAACTCCAACCAAGCCACTTACTACCAGAACCGCTTGTGGATTCGTAGCGGCAAGGACAGTATCGCGGCCTCGGACGTGCTGGCGTTCACCGATTACGACCCGCTGGCCAATGAGTTCAACCTAAACACGGGCAACAGCGATTATGTCGTCGCCACGTTTCCGTTCGGCCTGACCTCGCTGGTTTGCTTCAAAAACAAGTCCATCCAGCTTTTGCAACAGGTGGATGGGGCGTTGACGGATGTCATTGTCACGGAAATCACCCGCCAGGTGGGCCTTGTGGGCATCAATGCCGTAACCAGCGTTGGGCCCGATCTGGCCTATGTCAGCTACGGCAACATCAACCTGCTAACGCTCACCTCGACGAACAACGCCATGCAGCACAAGACGCTGCCGTTGTCGTCCCGCATTCGGCGCATAATGAACCGCGTCAATTGGCAAGTGGGCTACAAGATCAGTCTGGGCTACTGGAACAACAAGCTTTACGTCAGCCTACCGCTGGACAACAGCCTCTTCTGCAACGCCGTCGTGGTGTACAACTTCATCACGGAGAGCTGGTACGGCGAGTGGAATTTCAGCCCGGACATGAACATGTGCATTCAGGGCTGGCAGGTAAACGATTACCTTGGGCTCCAGCGCCTGCACGCCATCACCGAGGACGGGCGAATCTTCGTGACGGACGAGGGTCAGAACGACATCAGCGGCACGACGGTCAGCGAAATCAGCCTAGAGCTGCTGACTCGGGCCTACAGCACAGCCAAGGTGGACAACGAGCGTCGTGGCATGTCCGTGAACCACTTCCAGCGGCGCATGTTTGCCGACCTGTCCACGAACAGGCCCGAGTTCTCGGTGAGCAGCTATACGGATGGGGCCAATGAGGAAAGCGTGCTGCTGACCGACCAGACGTACACGCGAAGCCAGAGTTGGCTGTTCAATGACGCTTCCTACGATCTGACGAACGCCAACAACGACTACAATCGCCCCTATCGCCGCGATTACAGCACGGGACCGGCCAGCGTTCAGTCTGGGACGGGCTTTCAGCCGGAAATGACGCAGGATATCCGCATCCCGATGATTACGCAGCGTCAGGGTCGTCTTAGCTGGCTCCAACTCACCAACACGCAGGGCTACCTGATGCTCAAGTCCATCGGCTTTGAGGACAGGGCTGGCCAGCGCGGCTCCACCATCCAAGCCTAACCATCATGG